ATCTGAAGTCGTTGACCAAGATGATGAGTTGTTTCCTTGGTATACGCCGCCACCGTTGGGGTTGATAAAACCTGTGTTAGAGCCTTTGCCAGTTGTGCCGTCGCCATCAGCACCAATTACAATGCACTCTGAATCAGTGCCATTCGCATTGCCAATTGCGTATCCAATATTTATATTGGTGTTTCCTGTTGTTATTCCTCCACCAAAATCACCGGCTCTTTGGCCGATGCAAGTGTTAAAACCACCTGTAGTTATTTGAAGGCCAGCGTTATGCCCAACAGCGGTGTTTCTTTCGCTAGTGGTAACCGCCGAAAGTGCGTTTCGACCAACCGCCGTATTTCTTCGACCAGTGGTGTTTGCATTACCTGCCTGATAACCAACAGCGGTGTTATCTGCACCCGTGGTGTTTGCGGTGAGTGACTGATACCCAACAGCCGTGTTGTTGGAAGCTGTGGTGTTGGCTGACAATGCTTGGCGACCAATAGCGGTGTTGTAGGAGCCGGTAGTATTCACACCAAGCGCAAATCCGCCAACAGCCGTTACATCCGCACCAGTGGTGTTGCTAACTAAAGCTTGACGACCGACTGCTGTGTTTACAGTACCAGTGCTGTTTACTTTAAGTGCCTCATGCCCGACTGCAGTGTTGTTAGAGGCTGTGGTGTTGGATGTAAGTGCCGAAAAACCAACAGCAGTGTTATTAGATGCGGCAGTGCTTGCATCTAAAGTTTCATGACCGATAGCTACGTTTGCTGTACCGGTGAGGTTTGCGCCAAGCGAATTGTATCCGATAGCAATATTGCTGTCGGCGGTAGTGCTGTTTTGTGAAGCATTTCGCCCAATGGCTACGTTAAAATCGCCGGAAATGTTATCCTGAAACGCATTTGTACCCACTGCTACGTTTGAAGCCCCTGTCTGGTTGGCGAACATTGCGGAAGTACCAACCGCCACGTTGGTATTCCCAGAAGTGTTGGCTGTCAAAGCACCACTTCCGACTGCAGTATTAAACCCGCCACTCAATGAACCATCATCTAATGCCCCATCACCCAACGCCACATTCTGCGTACCAACCGGATAATTCCCATCCAGTTTGATTGTGCCGTCAACGTGAAGATCAGCATCCGGTGACGTTGTGCCGATCCCTAAACCTGTCGCATCCAATCGAGCGATTTCAGCACCGTCTACATTGAACTGGACAAAACCTGTTCCGGTATCCACCACCTCAACTGAAGAGTTGCCTTCACTGATTGCGTCAGCGGAAACGCCTTCGACCGATGCAACTGTGTCTGTCGCCTGATCCAGAGTCAGAACGTGAATCCAGTCATCATCCGCTTCGTTGCGAATATACAACTTGTTGGTGTCTGTCTCATACCACCATTGGTTTGGATACGTTGTCGTTGGTTCCGCATCTGCCGAAAAGTTTGTCGCCAATGCTTCCAGAATGTCGTTCAAATCTTGACGAACATTCGGGAACGAAGCGTTTGCGACTTCGACGTCTGTTACCGTTGCCATTTAGGTCTCCTCTCGCCCAAAACCTCGGGCCACATAATCAAACACACGACTCACGGCAGAACCGCCAGAGTCTTTGAACGTTATTGTAAACCCAGTTCGGGATTTACTGGTAATTTCATAGAAATGGCTCAGAGAATGTCACATTGAACGCACCCGCGCCAGATGTGATGTCCTCTTCAGCTTCCGTTCGTACCGGCATGTCTGCCTTCACAGTCGCAGCCGAAACCTTGGGTGAAGAGTTGGCGTTTGTCGTGCTCAGCACAAGCCGAAACTCCAAAGCTCTAGCCGTGTAATCGCCAACCACGAATCGCTGATATTCTGACCAAGTTGGTGTGCCGGCAGGATCATCATTCGTGGTTCGCACTTCCAGCTGCACGTCGTGATTGTCGAATGCGTTTGGATCGCCATCGAAACTGCCTTCCCGCTGATCGAATAGCTCGGTCGCTTCATCAAACGTGTTCACATAATCAATGCGAGTCACCGATCCGGTGACTGTAAGGCGCGCCGTGAAGACCGCCCCAAAGTCAAAGCGATTGGCAAAATAATAGAATCCCTCTGAATCCACGACGCCGCCGCCGCCATCAAAAAGCCCTTCGCCATCGTCAAACAGACCTGCCTTGCTGTCGAATAGCACCGACGTGCCAAGCACCAATGCATCATCTTCGTCGATTTCCACCACGTCATCGAATGAGCCATTCCAATCTGGATGCTCCTCAATGGTATCGATTCCAACTAGGTCTTCGACGCCTTCGACGTTTGTGGTCACAACCACAGTGGCCGGATTGACGGACCGGTTGCCCAGCTTATCAATGGCTTTCAGAAAGTATGTTCCGGTGCGCGCTGGTACGACAACCGAGTTGCCTGGACGCGGAATCTTGTCGATCAAAGTCGTGGCATTCTGATAGGTAACGCCAGTGGTTGCTGATGCATAGCGCAGCAAATAATGCGAAAGGTCCAGATCACCAACAGGTGTCCAGTTCAGTACCAATGATCCCGCCACGACGTTTCCTGAAAGTCCGGTCACGTCCTCTGGCGGCGCAGTCTTACCGACGATCTGATGTGATACCGAACGGAACGGAGAGCGCGCACCAAATGAATTGACCGCCCTCGCTCTGACCTCATAAACCGCATTGTCTTCGACGTTCAACAATTCAAATCGATTACCGGTCGCTTGACCTAAGTTCACATATTCAGCGTCGCCTTGTTTGCGAGCCTCGACCTCAAAGCCGGTCACGAACGTGGATGACGTTGTGACGTTGGCAATCAAGACTGAAACTGCCTCTTCGTTGTTGGTCCGAACTTCATCCGACAGGCTCAAGCCTGGCGAAACAATGTCAAACGCATTTGGAAGTGATGTGTTGTTGAATGTGAACTCTTGCTCATCAACTGCTTCGTCCCACGCATAGATGCCGGCGCTTGTTTCTTTCAGCTGCATATCAACGCCAAGCTCTTCACCGTCAAATGCAAACGTCCAAGAAATCACGTGGATACCGACGTCGTGTATGGCAGGGTCAGATCAAGATACTTGCGATCGCCGCCATCTTCAGACTCAAAGGTCGATGACGTGAACTCTGGAAAATCGGTTGGCTGCCAGTTGTTGGCAGGCGAAACAAAGATACCCTTCACTGCGTTGAACTGATCGCGATTTGATTGGCGGGTCTGAATGCTGATCGGTCCGCGCAGATCATCGTTGGTCAATGTATCAGTTGGCGTAATGTACGCGCCGACTTTGATGTGCCACTTGCCGGCTGAATAATAGATCGATCCGCCACACGAAGTGAGCAAATCATTCAAGACCTCGCGCGGCGACTTTGATGTATCGACAACGCCATTCATCGTGTATCGCTTTTCTGTACCGCCGCCAAGAACTGAAACGTCTTCGTCACAAATGTTGGCAGCTGCAATGAATGAATCGTCATCGATCTCGGCATCCGTTGCGCCGAGTCCATATGTGGAGTTGCTGATGTAGTCACGGACGCAAAGCGCAGCGTTGTTTGAATACGCCGTGGTTTCGGTACGCGGATCAAATACTTTCTTGCCCTGAATGATCGCGCTGATGTTTGGCAATCCGTTTGCGTAGACGTCCTGGTCGTATTCAAGTTTTGAGTAAATGTAAGCGATGCCGCGTAATCGATGATTCGTCGTGAACGAAGTGCGCGAGACCAGGTTGTCATCGGCTGCTTGATCCGATCCACCAAAGTGAGCCGTGATCGATGCCGTGCTTGAGTAGTCGGGAGTCGTGCCGGAGTCTGCACTGACTTCAGTTGCATCGCTCAGATCGGCGTCACGCACTTTGTTCTCGTTGAAAAATACATCTTTGACTGCGTTGATCTCGTGACCAGCCAAGGTCACGCACACGTGAAGGTCATTGTTGTCTTCTGTGGTTTCGAGAAAGACGATCGTGCCTGACTTTTTGACTTCTCCGTATACGACGTCGCGTGGCGAAATCGCCTGCTTTGTCATGACCGTGCGACCGCGAAGCTCGCTTGCTGATGTAAAGTTTTCTGGCTTCGGTGCGAGTGCATTGCCGATCGCACCGAGGACGGCTTGAGTGGCAAACGCAGTGGCGAACGCAGCCCCCATTGCGGCGGATGTGAACGCAACCGTTCCGACAACAACGCCGACGCCGGTTGCAATGGCTGCGCCGATTACCGCCGCTTTGACAATCTTGCCGACACTACCGCCCATCTAGCCTCTCCAAGCGCACACTGACTGATTCATCGGGATAGATACCAAACCGCCATCCAGACATACGCTGACAAAGTAATGACCCAAACAAATTCCCAAGGATTCTCCATCATCGGTGTTGTGCCCTATCCAGTCGCCGCGTTGCGCTAGT